AACGACGACTATCAGCCGAACTGGTGACACCAGCGACATCGGAGCCGCTGACGCTCGACCAAGTGAAATCGCAACTCAACATCGCGACCAACAACACGGACCACGACATCGAACTCTCAGAGCTAATAAGCCAAGCTCGTGAACAGTGGGAGGGTGACACCGATACCGTATGCTGCACATCCACCTGGCGAGTCCGCAGCCAATACATGGACGACATGCTGAAGCTGCCGAAGCGTCCGATTCAGTCCGTCACATCGATTCAATACTATGACGGATCAAACACGCTCAGCACTCTCGGCACAGACATTTGGAACTTCGACGCACCGAAACGCGAGATACGCAGGCAGTTCCTGAAAGTGTTTCCGGTCAGCCTTTACCGATGGGATGCGTGGACCACCACTTACGTTTGCGGCTACTCGCAAGACGGAACACTCGTTCCTGCCATCGCAAAACGAGCCATGCTGCTTCTCGTTGGCTATTACTTCGAGCAACGCGGCGACGCAGACGGACAGTACGACCAGCGAGCTTACGAAAAATTGGTTACTCGTTTCATGCGAGGCGATTATCCGTGAGCGGCAAACCTCGCGGATTTGGAATCGGAGCCATGCGGCACCGATGCACCATACAAACCGTCACCGAGACACAGGACTCGGCAGGTCAGCCAGTCGTTACCTATACCGACTATGCCGTCGACGAGCCTTGCCAATTCTTTCCAACCGATGGCGTTGAAATCATGCGAGGACGTCAATTGGTCAGCAACATCAAAGCCACTTTCCGACTTCGTCATCGAAGTGGATACGTTCCGACGATGTCGATCTTGTTTAACGGCGTCCGCTACGGAATCACGAACGTAAATCAGATCGACGGGCTCAACCGTTATATCGAATTGGTCTGCAAATCATGAGCTTCGAAATAAAGATCAACGAACAACTGCTCAAAGACCTTGAGCAAATACCACTGACGCTTCGAGCTGGCCCGCTGGATCGCTGCTTGAAGGCTTACGGGAAGCCGATTGCTGACTACGCGAAAACCATCGCACCGCGAAGCCGTTCTAGTGGAACTCGAAAAAAGTGGTCTGCAATGTACAAGAAATACGCAGCGTACCAAAACAATTCTGGAGACAACTTCGGCGTCAAGGTGATGAAGAGTGCTGTTGGTGTTGTGGTTGGAGCAAAGTATCCAAGAGGAAACAAGCAGCAATTTGTGCATCCGTTTAAGCACGGAGATGCCTACAAAAGACACATCCTATGGGGGAAAAAGGAAGCGGACAGGCCGTTACGTTTTCCTCGCAATGAACAACCCATCGTAAAAGCTTTCCAAGCCACACGATCCGCCGCCGAAGCAGCATTCCGAACCCAATTCGAAAAAGAAATCAAGGAGCTGAAACTTGGCTAAAAACCTTCGCGTATCAACGATCACGATTGCCAGCGCTGGCACAGTCAGCACCACGCTCACGCTTGAAAACAACCGCGTTCCGCTCGCCGTCATCACACCATCTGCCATGACCGGCTCGACGCTCACGTTCCAGGCCAGCGACGACGGGTCGACGTTCTACCCGCTATTCAACGAAGGATCGAGCTACTCGATTGCCATCAGCACATCGGTCGCACGTCACTACGGACTAGCTCGGCAACCGATGGAAGGGGTGAAATACTTCCAAGTCGTCAGCGGATCGGCTGAGGGTGCGACGCGAACCATCAAAGTGATCAGTGGGGAATAGATGTCAGCGATTGGCGAGGCATTCCGAACAAAGCTGCTTTCGTACTCAACGGTAAACACCATCGTTGGGCAGCGAATGTATCCGGACGCACTTAAACAAGGTGCAACAATCCCGGCGATTGTCTACTACGTCAACAGCACCGAGCGAGAGCACTATATCGGCGGACTCACAAAGTGTGCACACGCACGAATCCAACTTGATTGCTACGCATCAACTCGAACCGCAGCCTCGGCCCTATCACAAGCAATTCGCGAAACCGGAATCGATTCATTTACTGGAACAATAAACAGCTACACGTTCCAGGGAGTCGAGTTCGACTCTGGCGACGAATACCTCCAAGAACCTCCGATCGATGGAAACCAGGAACATCGATACCTCGTGAGTTTTGACCTCCTGGTTCATTACGGAGAACCATAAACATGGCAGCGTTGACCGTTCCAAAGACAGGCTTGGGAAGCACCATTTCAGGCACAGGCTTGATCACCACGCTTGTAAAAAAGATCAGCGATTTTTCTATCACAGTCGATTCGCTGGAGACAACCCACCTTGGCACCACCAACATGAAAACGGAGCGGCCGAGCGACCTTCGGACGCCAGGCGAGGTGACCGTAAACTTTTATTGGACTGGAGCCGCTCCACCAATCACCACCGCGATGATTCCAACATCGGAACCATACGCTGGCACCACTGTCACAATCACTTACAGCTCGGCCGGTAGCGTCACTTTCACGGGCTTTGTTAAGTCGGTCAAGTTTCCTTCGTGCGAACAAGGCAAGATCCTCGAGGGCGAGTACGTCATCTCGATCGACGGATACAGTCCTCCAGCATTCACCGTAGCATAAGGTTTCAATGAATGATCACACTTCAAAAACACTTGGCAATCAATCTTCTCGGCGAGGAGATTGAGATCACCCAGTGGCAGATTCTCGACAACGGCGTTCTCATCGGTTATTTGCCGCACGCCGTTGATTCAGAGATTCTGCCGCTGGCAAACTTTCCATGGCAGAAGACCGATGAAATCGTTGCTGAATGCGAAAAGCAACGTTCTATCTTTTGCGACAAAAAGTCGATCGTGAATCCTCCGCAAACATACCTCAGGGATGTCATCGAGGCGATCGAAGCACAACTCGAAAACGAATCGGACGATGATGATGAATAAAGACGAGTTTTTCGCGTCACTATCGGCACCACTCAAAGAGTCGGTCGTTTGCGTCGATGGACGCAACTACCGACTCCGAGAGATGACCGAGGAACAAGGTACGCAGTACGAGCTGATGATTCAGGACAAAGCTGGACGCTTCGATTTTTCCAGAGCACGCCGAGCCATGATCGCAATCATGTTGCTCGACGATTCTGGCAATCGAATCGTTGACGACGAGTCGCAGCTGAAAGCCATGCCTCGATCGCTCGCTGGAGTCCTGTTCGACGAGTGCCAAAAGCTGAACCGCTACGACCCTGGCGATGTCAAGGCGCTGGTAAAAAACTTCGACGAAGTCCCCGGCTGATGCTCGCTGGGAGGCTTGCACTGGAATGGGGCATCGTGGACGTCCAGGCGTGGCTTGCATCGCTTCCAAGAGGTGCTTTGGACTTCTGGCAGGCGTTCGACCAGGTCGAGCCAATCGGAGAGCGGTGGGCACAATCAGCCATGATCGCACACCAATCGGCATTTGGCACCTACTGCCAGGCCGGAAAAGATCCGCCTGACTTTGAAGACTACATGCCGCCGCGATGGAAGCGACCAAAGAAGAGAGTCGAAATCACCCTGCCATCGAGCATCGACGAGAACCAAAAAGCTTTTGGCGGAATGTTGAAATCTTTGGGACTGGAGAAGGCAAATAATGGCCGGAACGATCAACTTAGCTAACCTCAAGATCGGCATGGACATCACGGAGTTGAGGGCCTCCGGTAAGTTTGCATCCGACGAACTACGAGCTTTGTCTCGGATCATGGCTGAATCCGAGACTCCAGCCGACAAGTTCCAAAGGAAAATCGATTTGCTTGGAAGAGCCGTCCACCAAGGCGGCTTGGACATGGATGAATACGGGAGACGTGTTGAGTCGTTGGCCAAGAAGTTTGGAGTTGTAACTCCAGCGATGGAACGTGCTGCTGACGAAGCAAAGGCATTGGCCGACGCTGAGGACTTAGCAAAGCAGCAAGCAAAAGAGCTTGCCGATCAAATGGCGTATGAAGCCCAGATCCTCAAACAGCGTGAAGCATTGATGCAGCGAGGTGCTCAGCTAACCCGCCAGGTCGAATCTGCCGAAGACAGGATGAACCGTGAAATCGCCGAATACAACACCCTGCGTAAAATAGGAGCCATCGACGAACAAGCTCACTTTCGATTGCTTCAGCAAACGACTCAGCAATACTTGACGGCCGATAGTGCGATCAGGCAGTACAACACAGACGCAAAAAACACACCGAAACCACAAATTGATTCTGCGGCCGCATCTCTAAAGAATCTCGTTGCTGGGTACATTGGACTCTCTGCCTCTGTAAGCGGAATCAAAACATCGCTCAAGCTTGCTGCCGAAGCAGAGTCGAGCAAAATCGCATTCGAGGTAATGACCGGATCGGCATCGACTGCCGAAAAGCTACTCAAGGATTTCAGAAAATTAGACGTTCAAAGTCCTATCAACTACGCTGACTTTACGCGAGCCGGAAAGACGTTGCTTCAGTTCGGCGTTGTCGCGGAAATGATTACTCCGACGTTGCGTCAATTGTCGGCGGTATCACTTGGTAACTCAGAGCAGTTCCAATCGTTGACTCTCGCTTTTGCACAGGTTAGTGCAGCAGGTCGCCTAACAGGTCAGGATCTGTTGCAGTTCGTGAACGCTGGTTTTAATCCACTCCAGGAAATCAGCCGCACCACTGGCGAGTCGATGATTGCGTTGAAGAAACGCATGGAGGACGGAGGCGTTTCAGCCGCAGAAGTGGCCAAAGCGTTCGAGTTGGCTACCAGCGCCGGCGGACGGTTTGCGGGCATGAACGAGAGGCTTGAGAACTCGCTATCCGGCCAGTTCTCGAAGATGGAAGGGGACATTCGAGCAGCAGCCACAGAGCTTGGTACGTCGTTAATACCAGCAGTGAAAGAGCTAACTGATTTAATTCGCAATTTGATGTCTGGCGGAAGCAGCACTGCTGAGGGTCCATTTGCTTTCAACATTCGCATGTTTGGCGAAGGTTGGGGAGCAATTTTTGCATCGCTTCAAGGAGGTGCCGACGAATACATTGACAGGCTAAACGAACTGAAAGCAGAGCAGGAGTTCATGCGGCTCCACGGTGCTGAGTGGGCCGCAGCAGAAGCCGAAGTCGCCAAAAAGAAAGCGGATGACCTCAAAAAGCTTCAGGAGGAGCAAGCAAAAGTAACACAGCAAGAAAAGCAAAAACTGGCGGAGTTTGCAAAGCAAAGCGAACTGAACAAAACTCAAACCAGCGAACTTAAAAAGCTGCGAGAAGAATACGACCTTCTGACATTGGGGCAGGAGGGAGCCATCGAAGCACAACAGCGAGCCGCTGGATACACCGACGCAGACATCGAGCGATACACCAAACTCCGCGACAAGGTACGCGAGCTGCGAGAGGAGAAGGCAAAGGCTGACGAAAGCCAGCAGTCATTCGAAGATTCTCAAAAAGAAGCCGATTCGCTCTACAACAAATTCAATCCACAGGACCGCATGAAAGGCGAATTTGAAAAGCTCCTGCAGCTTCGCCAAGGCGGTTTCATTGACGACACGCTAATGAACCAGGCAGGCGTAAGCCTCGCCGCTGGATTCGTCCAAAACGCTTCTGGCGGCCTAGCATCCACCATAGCACCTGCTCTACGAGCCGGCTCCGTAGAAGCCTACAAGTTCATTGCACAGCAAAACGAGAAATCGAAACAAGCTGCCGAGGCCAAGAAGCTTGCAGAGGACCAGTTGAAAGAACTTAGGAAGATCGCAGAACAAAACACCAACGCACCACGCCTAGCGATGGCAGGAAGGAACTAGCATGCCTAGCGAGATTGTCGGCGAAAAACGAACGGGCTCTGGCAGCGTAAAGCGAGGTGAAAGCAACTCGCTCACATTTTCATCGTCGTACACGTTCCTGGTCGTCACCGACTCCAAATCCGTCACACGCGAAGAGGTTCTGATTCAGACTCCAGGTCTACCGATCGTAGGCTTGCTATACGGCCCGTACCAACTTGTATGTACCTCCAAATCCTGCACTCGATCCGACGTCAACCCACTCTACTGGGACGTCGTTTGCGAGTTTGAAAGCAACAAAGAAGATCAGAAACAAGATCCAAACAATCCCAGCGACAACCCCACCAGTTGGACTCCTGTGTTCAAGGTCGATTCGTTTTTGACTAAAGAAAAGGTGGTCACAAAGGACCGCACAACACCGACTGCAAAAACCATCTCCAACAGTGCCGAAACACCGTTTGAAACACCTCTGACCGAAACTAAGACGCTTGCTCAGTTTTCATTCGTCCAGTTTGAGAACGCATCGCAAGACCTAAAGACGTTGATGGATCGCAACGACTCAGTAAACAAAACCACATTTGCAGGCAGACCAGCGAGGACTTTGCTGCTTGAACTGTCCGGTGCAGAACTCGGATACTTTGGCGGCTATCAAGCTTGGCGAGTCTCGTACAAATGCACCTACGATCCCGACACACATGATGTGAAAATGCTTGACGTTGGGCCAGTAACCGCAGCCGGTCAGAGATGCGTTGACGCAAACGGCATTCCGATCATCGGAAACCTGGACGGCAGCGGGAACCAAAAGGCTGCTGGTTTACCACCATATGAGATTACCTTTCGAATTAAAAAAGAGATCGAGTTCGGAGACTTCATCCGAAGTTAATTTATTATGGCCGACGAATCCGAAACGCTGTACGCATTCAATAAAGGCGATTCCGCCGCACTGCTTAAAACAATCGGCAAGGAATCGACCGACGGCGGCAACGGACAATCCTGGGACATGCTGCCATTCGATACGCGATTCGGAGTTGCTAGCGGAACTATTACTGCCTATTCAGGTTCAACGATGGGAACTGGAACAGTTACTTTGAAAAAGATTAGCAGTGCAGGTGCTGTTGCAACAATGACTCTCGCCAATATGGGAGGCACAACCAGTTCTATCACTGTGTGGAACCCAGGCGCAGCAATTTCCTCAGGTTCTCGTGTGTTGTGCTTTCGTGTTGGCGACAAATGGGTAGCCGTGGAGGTGTGCTAAATGGGGAAGATTGCTAACTGCTGCTGTGGGTGCTGCATGGAACCGGCAGAAATGCCATGGACTAAGTTTGCACTCAAAAACACGCTAACAAATTGCACCACTGGTGGAGGATATACACCACCAGAAGCATCTTTTGATCGGTTCGGATGTTGTTATCAAGCAACAATGAATGTCGATTGTTCATCTGAGTATCTTTGCCAAGTTTACGCAAAGCAGACATTAACTGCGTCAATGACTCTTGACTTATACAGAGCAAAGATTCCGTACGTTTTTCCCGGAGACACAACTGAATGCCCATGCGTTTTGACTCAAAGACAAGAAGGTACTAGAACAATTTTAGCTGAAAGTAGATTTTTTCACCGAAGAAAATTGACAAGAATTGACGTTACTGTAGGAAAAACAAAATACGATTGTGGAACCGAATCTCCAGTTTGCAAATACTATATTGCAGTCAATTACTGGTATAACACATCCGAGTTCATGACTGATTTGTGCATTCCTGCTTATAGTGAAAGCAATTTATCATGTACTGGATTATATCGCGACGGAACTTGTAGCTATACAAACACGTTTGATTTTATAGTTGGAAACGAAAACTGTAACGAATTGCTAGCAGATGGCAATTTCGACTCTATTGGAACTCCAGGGGTTCTTATTATAAGTCGCGTAAAGTATTACGACTCTTTGCCATCTGGCGATGTAACAATAACAAATGCGGATGTTGCTTCTGAATGTGCATTTCCTAATTGCGGAACTTATAATGATCCAAGCTGTTTTTCAGCGTTTCCTGAATATAATGGTCCGAGTCCTGGGTTTTTTTCAACAGATAACGAAGGATGCAGTTGTGAGGTAGGATGCTTTCCATATACAGACATTGTGGAAACACCTGATCTTGAAGCATGCTTCCTAGCAGAACAATGTCCAACAATTATTCCTGGCGAATCTAACTC